TTACTGATATTGTGCCAAGTCTAGCTTCATAATATAAAAGTAAAGATCACCATATTGCCCTTTGAAGCCAATATCATGTCCGTTTATTGTCACCTTAGAGACTGGCGTTGAATCTGGTAAGGCAATCCAGCAAGCTTGCTGGGCTCTGACAAATTCATTGTAATCTTCAAAGGAAGTGTGTTTTTCTTGCTTGGCAGTATTTAAATAAGTGACTTCAATCATTGAGGGACCTCCTTATAATCCTTTACCTAAGGTCTAGATTACGCTTCCTAGAGAGCAAAGTCAATCATGACGACTTAAAAAACAGCAGACAAATAATAGAAGGTCACTTAATGCCAGATCATGTTCATACGCTAGTAAGTATACCACCACGAATGAGTGTAGCTAGTTTTATGGGATATTTAAAAGGTAAAAGTGCATTAATGATGTTTGATAAAAATACCAATTTAAAATATAAATTTGGAAACAAACATTTTTGGGCAGAAGGTTATTATGTAAGTACGATAGGACTTAATGAAGCCACAATTAAGAAATATATCTAGGAACAAGTGAAGTATGATACCGCATTGAACAAATTAAGTGTGAAAGAATATAAAAATCCCTTCATGATAACGGTAAGTAATACGTCTAACTCTTTGAGAAGCTTATGACGAATTAAATGAAATAAAGGCTTGAACAAAGTGAAAGACTTCGTCTTAAGACGCTGGTTAGTATTATGGACTTATAGCCCTTAATCAAACTACCCGTGAATTAAACTGCACCCCAAAAATTAGACAGAGAAAATCTAACTTTTGGGGTATTTTTATTACTTGAATATACAATATAAGATAACAAAAAACATCGATTGATGACTTTTTCAGTGGAATCCCTATCCGGTCCTCTCTAGATGTTAGCTTTTCATCACCCACTACAGTTGACTGAGAGCTGAGAGCAAAAAAAGAAGATCCCTAGGATCTTCTTTCTATTTAAGTTCTACTTAAATTATTTTACTGTGCGGGAAAATTAATCGGTTTTTAGATAAGTATATAATAGGAAGAAAACCTATTAAATAAGGATATATGCGTGTAAGCTATAGACGGTAAAACTTACATAAAGTTACTAAAACTTACACTTATTGCCCCTTATTTGCCCCCTTTTTCAAATACACAAAAAGGCTAGGATAATCCTAGTCTTTTATCGTTCCCAAATTACAACGTTAAACGAAAAAACCGCTCATTTGAATGGTTAAAAGATTTCGTTGTCTGATTTCATTTCAGCCAAGACAGAAGCTGTCAGGGTCTTCTCTGCGAGATCTCCTTCTTCGATCTCTTCGGAAGTGTAGTAGTAGTCAATGATAGGGCATTTCTCTAAGGCTTCGTCGTAATCACCACGAACAACGAATAGGTAATCATCTGTTAAACCCTCAGCGAGATCTTCTTCTAATTCCTCGATAAACTCACTGTAATCATAACTAAACGTGTAATTGCCATCATCAATCCACTTTTGAATTTTCGTAACAACATCAAGAGTTAGATTTTTAAATTCGCTCTCGTCATCTCTCACTTTTTCAATAACAGAACGACTGATACCAATCTCATTTTCTAAACAATCAGCAGGTATAGCCTTATTCATCAATACCATATAAACTCTAGTAGTGTTGATTCTCATTTTCGTTTACTTCCTCTTTTCATCTAGCACGGACATTATCGGATGTTCTCTAAATTGTTTTCAATCCATTCGAGACGATTTTGGCGACCTGCTGGTATCGGTCTAGGGTCTCTTGAGTAGTTTTTGAACCGCATTTGAAGCATATAGCCACCGCCACCGATAGAGCTGGATTCTAACGCAATCTCTAAATAAGCACTAGAAATCCAATTCCCACTAGCCGTGTACATTCTTCCAGTACCTCCGATGATGTCACTATGGCTATTTTCAAGCCATTTTAAGAGTTGCTGTTTTTTGAATTGATCATAATAGGCATAAAACGGCATATTCATTTTTAAAGAATTGTCCAAGTAGTAATCGTTTTGAGCCTTGCCAATCATAGCAAGTTCAAAATCGTCAAATAGGCAATCAAGCATGGCGTTCACCCGTGCTGCTCCCATTTTTTCGATAGAAGTATCACCGTTTTTGAATTTTTGCCAGTTAGCATCAGTAAATTTGATGTTTGGCAGTCTATAAAAATCATTCTCAAATTTGAAATATCGTCCTACGTATTCCAAAATCAACTCTTTAACGTCATTGTTAATAATCATGTCTTTGTCCCTCTGTTTTTAATCCTTGCTTGCCATAATTTTCGCAAGCTCTCTAACTTTGCGAGCTTCTTCGATGTTATATTCCACATCTTCCGGATCCAGCTTGATGATTCGGCTATCTTCGTATTTAGTGCCAAAACGTGGAATAATTTTATAAACGTCTCCGTTCGAAATTCTCACGAGATCTGTTTCTAGTTTTTCCACTTTGTCTGAGAAAACTTCATTGCGAATGGCTTGTATTCTCTCACGCTGCTCTTTCAATCCTTGTTTATATTCTTTGTAAGTAGTCATTTTGATCTCTCCTTTTTTATTAAGCAATTACACTTTTTGGGTACCATTTAGCAGAAACTCCGTAAGGTGTCACGATTTCAAGCTTAACCGCTTTATCAGTTTCTTCGACCAATCCTTTAACACTGATCGCACTTACTGACATGAAGGCCAAATCTTTCTTGTTGCGTCCACGAAATTCTTTTTCAGCAAACCATTTTTTAACACCTTGGAATTTTACGTTTGAAGAGCGGAAGAAATAGAAATCATCCGTCATGTTTTGACGTTTAACGGCCTTCCAAGCAAATTTCAATGCTTCAGAAAAAGTCACGTCGTTTTTTTCGTTTTTGAAGATTTTCCATGCTAGGCTCATTACTTGTGATTTCATTTCGTTTACTCCCTTTCTTTATCTTACATGTATATTATATATCAGGTATGATAGTTTGTCAACACTTTTGATAAAAAAATTAAGTTTTTTTTGCAAAATAAAAAAAGCCCGACACAAAGCCGGGGCAGTTCGAGAAATTTATCGAAATGACGCCAAGTATTTCAGAGAATATGTTATCACTTATCGTAGAGATTAGCAAATATAAAAAAGAGCTATGAGACTAACTCATGGCTCTTTGCCTATGATGGACTTTTATTATAACACAAATAAATAAAAAACGCACCAGCCCCCTTAGAGTTACTGGCACTTTCCTAGGTATATTATAACACAAAAAGGACTGTCGAAACAATCCTTTTCGGTGGGCGCGACGGCACCCGTAGTAGTAGCTACCTACCGTGTTTTTTTGCACTAGATAAATTGTATCTAGGTTATCCAATTACATTTTATCAAATTCTGATTTATGTATCAAATATAATTCTTTTAGCAACAGAAAATAAAAAAAGCCCCAGCAAATGCTGAGGCTTCGACCACTACTGCCATGATATCCCTATTGCAGCGTGAGGGGAGGTGATACACTCCTTTTCGTTTTATAGTTTGCGTGGTCTGTTAATTACATGTCTGTGCAATCGTCCAAGTACTGGTCTTCAACCCATTGCGCACTGTCAGGGTGGTTGATTCGAGACCAGCCGTTTAGTTTCTCATAAACACGGACTCTTGTGCCCGCTGGGAGAAATTCCTTGTCTTGGCTATCGATGCGAGGACCAGCTTCAACGTAGTAGTCAGTGGTAAGAGTGCCTTCGTAGTAAGGCTTGTCTGACTTCTCTAAGCGTGTATTAACATCTAATTCACGCTCAAATTCGCTTTGGGCTGGTGCTGGAAGAGGCGTCCCACTTTCACGGAAAACAATTTCACGAGGACGGCCATTTAGATCCCAGATATAATTATAATCATTTTCAGTCACTCCGTCCATGCCGTAGTTGCAATGGATAGCTGTGCTATCGCTAGTCATGATTAATACATGGCCGAACGCACCGAGCGAGCTTGAGCCGTCACGAGGCGCCCAAATGACGACATCTCCACGCTGCCCGTCAAATGTGCCATCTACAGCATCGTAAATTTTCGCATAGCCAATTGCTGGCAACGCTTGTTGAAGTGATTCTGTGTTGTTGTTTAAGTTGATTTCAAGCGCATAGCTTACCGCTGATGAGCAGTCAAATTCAATGCGTCCATCTCCGTCAGCATCATTTCCGTAACGGTCCCCCATGTCGTAGTGAACTGGGATTGATTGTAAATGATACATGCGTGCAATACTTGATTCAATTTTACTCATTTATTTATTCTCCTTCATTCAATTAATCTTGTTTTGGTTCGTGGTAGCTCAAGGCTTGCTCGCTGTCTCCAAGACCTTTAGTCGTTGGGTCTGTGACAATCCCAAGAATTACCAAAATCACAACAAATGTATTTACGCCCTCTTGGATATTATGTGGAATTTCAAGCCCGAATTGTTGCAACATCAAGAAAACTGCTGAAATAAGAGCTACTAGAGTAGCTTTGTTTTGCAAACGTAGTTTAAAATTAATCATTTTTTTCTTCCTCCTCGATGAGATTAAATTTATCCTTATCAATATTTTTCTTGACAAATCTGTCAATAAAGGGAATTTCAACCCCTAGAGCCGATAAGCTAGCTAGAATACTAGCCCCGTATGCTGATAACATAGCGAAAATAAAAGCGTCCATAGCACCGCCTAGATTCATAAAAACCATAAACGGATAGGACACCATTACGATAATCAACATAGCCGTGTGACTGACCAATCCTTTTCGAAACCTACGGCTCGAAAATTCATGGAAAGCCCATGACCTTGAAACGCCCAACACGATATCAGCAACGATAACAAGCATGAGTAGGAACACCCAGAGGTGTTCGTCTATACCATGCTCATAGAAATCTTTGACGACTTCAAATACGCCAAAGATACCATCTGGTTTGTGCATTTAACACTCCTTAAAACATTTATTTAACCCCCATTTTTTAACGCATTACGCCTGTGTAGTATCCGCCAAGATTTCGTCTTCAACTTTATAACGCAAGTCACGCAATGCACGTTCGTCTGTACGCATTTCTTGACGGTATTTAGCATAGAGTTCAGCGTTAATAAGATTCTCTTGAACACTAGATACCGCATTCTCGTCAATGCTGATGTATGTCTGTTTAACCAGAACTGTTGCTCCTTCTTCTACGACATTAAATTCTGCATTGATTGTACGTTGTTTTGTAATTTTTAGTGACATGATATTATTTTCCTTTCTTTATTCTTCAATTGTTGGATATTCGTCTTCGGTTATGTAAGTGACTGTCCCTGTGTAGACTGCATCTCCAAAACTTGGGTTTGAAAAAAATATATTTCCATTAGATTCAAAATGCCACACTGCGCAGTCCTTGTGTTTGTTTAAATCGTTTTTGTTAGCAACCAAATGCGTTTGCACGCAAGGCCTGAACCCATTTGGAATTTTCTCGCCCAAATCCTTGTATTCACCTTCGACAACAGAGTAGGTGCCTCTGATTAAACTTAAGGTTACTACGTCCCCTTTCCGAACCACGTTTGCTTTGACATCATAGCCTATCGGGATTTCTTTTTTAACAACAGGTTGGTTGGTCTGCACAAACTCAACCCAATTCCCAACGGTATTCTGCGTTAGGGTTCGTTTGAAGAACCTACCAGAACTTGTTGTCAGCGATTGGTGAATACCACCCAGACCTTCTACTACTTCCAGAAGGCTTGCTTGTTCTGTAGGCTTAGGCTTGCTGATAGGATAATTCTTCATCGTGCTCATTATCGAGAAGAAGCCTGTCGTCCTATAGTCATCGAGGTTTGTGTTGTTGTATTCGATGATTGCAGCGCCACGAACTTCTGTAAGCCTGTGGTGCTGGATTGGTTTTGAGCCTGAATAAATCAATCCATTGACATCAAGTGCCCCGTTTTCACGATATTTACCGATACCAACACCTTGTTGGTCATAGGACATGATAATTTTATCGGTCGGCACTGTAGTTTGAAATTCTGAGACTGAAAATCTATCTTCTAGTTTCCCTGTGACTATGAATGAGGTATCCGCAGGGTATTCCTTGCCCAAATTTGCATTAGAAGCCTTGAATTCAGAAATACTTGACCATTCACCGCCAGCCGACCCATTATCTGCTACAACATTGCTCGTTCCAACTTTTGTTGTTGTAAAAGTCAGCTTCATGGTGTTTTTTTGAACACCATTCACGCTTAGTGGCGCTATTTTAGCAAATCTCTTGATGGTTAGTGTATCTGACTTCGAGCCACTTCTGGTAACCTCAAATTTTAGCGTTGGGCTGAAATAGAATAGAAATGTTATTTTAGTCTCTTTCCAGTCAGACCAAATCCCACGAGAGTCTTGAACTCTCCCTCTCAATGTTATTTGAGTATCTTTGTTTACAGCGATCTCACGGAACACCCCGCCATTCGTAGATACAGAATTACTGGCACCAACGATTTCAGCGTAGTACCCAGCTATCGTAGCTCCGTTTTTTGCTTGCGCCCCGTTGAAGACAACCTTCACAAGCGACATTATGGACACGAAATGTGTTGGCTCCGGAATTATCCTTTGAGTCGTTGGATTTGTGTCTGTCAAAGTAAATCCAGTGAACGAAGGCTTCATGTTGTTTGTGACAATGCTTGCCGTTAGTGTTGTTGACTGCGTCTGAATCAATTTGCCGTCTACATAAGTATCGACATATATGGTGCCTCGGCCAGTTGTTGCATCTGGTATGTCGTTGGCAAAATCCGCTGGGATTGTCCACTTAAACGATGACCCAACATTGTCAGCAATTTTACCTTGCTTATTGCCCCAAAAATAGCGCAGTGTGTGCGTAGCACCAGCTAATTTCCTATCAATAGTGATATCTACTTGATTACCGATGAATCCCTCTGGGACGCTCACCGAACTTCCTCTTGGGATAGTTGCCAGTGTTATGCCTTGGTTACCAATGTCTAGGTTTCCGGGGCTGTATCCACCTGAGCCATTGAAATGTGCACGCACACCGAAGACGCCAGTCCCGTCATCAGCATGACGAACGGTAATTGTGCGGTCAATCAACTGTATTTCCGAATTTCGGCTAAGCATCGCTGGGCTTCCTGAATAGTCAATTCGTTGACCAAAACCATCAACATACCCAGAACATTGATAACTTGCAAACGTCCAACCTTGGTTAAGCAATGCCAATCGAATACGGACATCACTTGTGTTGTTTTGGATATTCTGACCAACTTGGTCAATCCACAGTCTAATGCGATATCCACGGTCATTATTTGACCAAAATTCTACCATGGTTAACTACCTCCCACATATCTAATCACGTTCCTGTCGGGATTGATGAAATCCTGTTCTTCTCGATAGCGACCAATTTGGATAGTTTTCGAGAAAATACCGTTCTCAATGTGAATCACACCTTGTGAGATATACATTACTTCATTCCCAGCTGAGAACATTGAAATGCGTCCATTTGGGCTGAACAGCATAGAACTAGAATTATCGGTTTTACCAATGACAAGCCCTTCGTTTGATGAGGTCATGTAGCTGTCGATAAAGTTCCAACGCTCTGACATGCCATTCAGATTGTTCTCTAGTTTTGCGACACGGGCACTAGCATCAGCAAGGTTCTTCTCAGCTTGTGCCCGGTTGGCATTGTTTGCATTAACAAAATCTTGGTAGGCTTTGACCCACTGATTAAGTGTGTCAAGGGATGCTTTAGCCTCAAGCTCGGCTTGTACCACAGAATTAACTTCGTTAAGCTTGTTGAGTTGGGCTTGTGTCAATACACTGTCAGCCTTAGAATCAATGTCATCTTGTACATCTTCAATTGCAGGGGTCCAGTCCGTTTTGACTGTTCCTTTTTCGATTTTCACCTCCCAAACGCTCTTGACAGCTGCTTTGTGGTAAGTATTGACTCGCAGATGATAGATGCCCGATGGCTTACTCCAAACAACCAGCGTTCCTGTAGTCCCTGTTTTTAAATCAGATACAATCTGATGATTTTGGATTTTATCGTCCATTAACCAGAGTGTCACATTATCGCTCTCAGCGTTTCCATTGTGAAAAGCAGTAAAATTACCGTCTGATTTTGCGCTGACAAGGTACTTTTGGTTTTGCTCTAAGTAGACAGAAGTTCCGCTTTTGTAAAGAACGAAATTATCAAAATTCGTTGGTTTTTTGTCCGGTTTAAAAGGTCCTTTCGAGCCCTTTAAGAGGTTGCGACCACCGACAGACACACTACCAGCAGTGTCATTCCATGCATAATCGGCTGGGTTGGTGCTATTCGCTTTATCGAAGTCGGTACATATACCCAGATATCGTTTTGTGCCGTCTTGAGTCAAACTGAAACCAGTTCGGCCATCAGCGCTATCAGCGTAGGCAAAATGGACGTAAGCTGTTCGTCCGTCTGCTCCAGCTTTGCCCGGAATACCGTCACGGCCATCACTACCCTTCCACTTAGACCAGCGATAGTCTTGTGGATTCCGACTATCCGTAGTGCTGAAATCTTGGTACATACCGATGAAGGCCTTGTCGGTATCAGTTTGGCTAAAACCGCTACCAGACACAGTATCAGCGTAAGCGATGTGGGTGTACTGTGTTTTACCGTCAGCACCTTTAATGCCGGGAATCCCTTGGTCGCCTTTTGGGCCTTGTAAGCCTTGTAAACCACGTTCCCCCTGTGGTCCTTGAGGGCCACGTTCGCCTTGCAAGCCTTTAGGCCCTTGTTCCCCACGGTCTCCTTTAGCCCCATCGTTCCCTTTTGGGCCTGCTGGCCCTTGCGGTCCGGGAGTGCCATTTCTACCGTCTGAGACATTTAAAAAAGTAACCTCTTCTGAAGCTACTTCTTTATTATCTACCCACGCGGATACGGTTAACGCTGTTGGTTGTGTAATCTCTGAGGCTACCACGTCATAGGTCATACCGACATATTTTATAACCCCGTCAATCACGAAACGCCATGTAGCGTTCACTGTTCTATCGCCTTGTTTTAAGACTGGTCGAACAGTCGAGCGGCCAACGCCGTTTTTAAACGCCGTTCCGTTTGTGGTCGTGATCTCGACACGATATGGTAAGGCTCTTGCTGCGATTTCATCAATCCGTTGTTGCAAGTCAGACGATGGTTTGTTCACGATTTTACGGTAATTCGAAAACACCACTGAGTTATTCAATGGCATGTCAAAGCTGATTACCATTTCAGACACACGAGCTTCGAGGGCTAACCCACCTCTAAAATTATTATTGATAATCTTAACGGTATCGCCTAAATTAACATCCCTGTAGTTTCCCATAAAACTAGAGTGGACATCAACCGTGTAGGTCATGAGTGGATAAGCATACTGTTTGATGGTACGCAAGGCGTAACCTTTCAAAGCATTGACATCTTTGTACTCGGTTTCAAAATCCTTACGTGTCCAGTTATCTGCATTGCCTGGATTCATGGTAGATGGGTAGCGTTCCCTAGACAGCGGGGCGAATACTAAACTATTACCACGCTTCGAATAGAACTCTACTTGTCCTAACTCGTTCTTTTCCTCGAATTCAACATCGTTTAGGTTAACACCATCTTGCCCGATAAAATTACCAGCGTTGAAAAGTTGTGTTTTATCGCTGGTGACTTGGACACCCTTTAACTCGTTTTGAAAATAAAGGACCACATCACCCCTAACCTTACCAATACCGTGGTGATTTTCGTCCGGTTGTTGATAGATGTCGATGATAAAACGTTTTAAAGTTCCATCTCGGTTCAATTCCGTTCGAAATGCCATTTCAGCATCAAACTTAGACATCAAACTTCGTAACTGTGCCAATCGTGTGTCTTGTGCTTCAAACTCAACTTTTCGAGTTTTGTCTGAGACTTCATTGACACCGATTTCCATATTCGCAAAACCAAGATAACCCATGTCGTTCAGATACCAAGCTAGTGTCTGAGCGTTATCACTCTTGTATGGAATCGCACCTTCTTGTGCCAGTTCTAAGTTGGTGTTGTTACACGTAACTTGAAAACTCGTATCATTTTCGATTAATTGCGATACATAAAAAACATGGTAAGTGTTATCGTAGTAAAACGAAACAAGCATATCATCATTGATGTATTTAACATCGTCATGTAGCTTCCCGTCTACAATTTTAGGAATTATGAAATCGAATGTACTAGTTGCGTATTCAAGATAAGTGTGCCATTGACTGTTTGAGTATGGCAACATGCCAGGAACGTTATTATTCAACGCGCACACTTTCCGCATGTTCTTGTCATGAATCCAAATTTGCATTAAACAAAACGCTCCTTCCAAGTTATTTCAATCGTTGGGTCAGTTCTTACCCAACTTGATGTGTAGATGTCGATTTCAGTTTCACCAGTGCCGATGCTAAATGGCTCGGACAAGTAAGTTAGCTCATTAAGAGCAGGCAGATTATCAACGTAAGTTTTACCTTTAGCCATGTCTACTTCGAGAATAGAACCTTTACGGAAACGGTTAGGGATGTCTTCTTCCTTCTCTACGTGATGCTTTGCGTAAACAAAACTATCCAGATACAAGTGTGTGATCAACGGCCAATCTTTGATGCCGAAAATACCAATATGGATTTTAGCTGATTTTTTCCCTTTAATCTCTGGCACGGTGAACTTAGGATAAGACCCTTGCCAGTAAAATTGAAGAACATCATCAAAGCGTTGAACATCCGACCAACCTTGTGGTTCATTGAATGGGTTAGCAGTTGAAACGTGTGTCCCGTAGAAATGTTTTCTATCGAGGACTTTATAACCACCTTTGCCATCTCCTGCTAGGAAATTATAATGGCAGTCAAAACCATTAGTGTGTTTGTAAGTTTCTACACCGTAGAGAAATACACCGTTTGCGTCTGTTACAGATATTTTGATGAAACCGAATTGATTTGCAGCACCCAGCCACAATATTTGTCTCCACCAAAAATATTCATACAACGAGCCTTTTTGACCATTACTATCTGCCGGAATTTCCCAAGTCAACGAACCACCTCGTAGGTATTTATCTCCAGCGCCTTGATTTGTCAAAGCGATGTGCGGTCTACCCCAAGTGTTATCAATCGCAAGTGTGCCATTGAGTGAGTGGCTATCGTCGTTGAAACGCCCTTGGTTTTTAGCACCAACCGCAAAACCATTGGTAATCCAGTTGTTAGAAACGTAGTCAAATAAAATCTCAGATTGCTTAACAGCTCGACTATCTACCTCGTTAGGATTCCCAATCTCGTAGCTTTCGCTAGAGCTCTTAATAATCCCAACCCAACCATTATCCGAGTTAAATTTCAGTTTAATATCCGGGTAGGTTTCAGCCGTACCAAAGTTTTTCAACGTAGCCTTGTAGTGCCCCGTAGAAACTTTCTTAATGCTGCCGTATTTGGTTTCACTGTCGCTGCTTACTAAGGCTTGTGCCTTGTTCTCACCGTAACTTTTCGGCACATCGAATGTGACCGTTACCGTTGCGGTGATAGGTGCGGTGTTCTTATCGACTGCTAGCGACGCTTGACCAGACGGGATAGCTTCCCAAACCTTGTTAGGCTCATCACCAAAAATCAATGGTTTGGGCTTGTCTACGTTGAGATAGCCCCCCAGCATTTCAGCGATGGTATTGAAGTAGTCGTAGTTTCCGACGAGGGTAAACGATACTTGAATCTGCTTGACTGACAAGGTGCTGTATAGGAATTGCTGGCCGTATCGTCTACGTCCTTGGTCTTGATAGTTGTTGTTGAAATTCGATGCTACATTTTTCGTAACATCCACTGGAACGGTACGCCCTTGTCCTTCATTGAATAATTCGGTTAAGTTCTTACCGTCAAAAATTACTGACATTCCTATCAAATAATGCTACCTCCTAGCAGCGCTTGTCTACGCTCGTAATCGTTTGTTGCTTTTGTCATAAACGGTGCGAGCCCGTTTGACACGCTTCTACCGTCGATGATATTTCTAACTTCAATAGGGTTAGAGCCATTAGTTACCAATTGACCGAGTAAGTCAATCATGATATCTAGCTTGCTTTCAAGCATAGACACACGGCCTTGGTCTGAATTGTTATCATGATTGCCTTGTGGGGAATCCCCAGCGAAACGTGCGACTGCTTCAGTAAGTAATTGCCACGCTCTGCCACGTTTGGCGATGTCAGTTGGAATGACATACTCTGGCATGTCTCCTTCAGCTAGCTCATAAACACCATTCTTGTGGACTAGACCACCGTTAGCGTAGCCATAAGCGGCCACACGGTTAAAGGCTGCGTCTGATGTACCGTAACGGTGTTTGATGTAGTTGATTGCAGCAAGCAAGTTGTCATAACCATTGCGGATATTATTGTGCCCTGCGTGTTTGTAAGCGTCAAAGGTTGGTTGGATAGTCTGCATCAAACCAATGGACGGTGTACCAGCTCTTGCATTACTATCCCAGTTGTTTTGTACATTAGGGTTACCACCCGATTCACGCTGAATAGTTGCCAAGATTTTAGAAACACGGAAGTCGTTTGGCTCGATGCCGTTTGCCTTCAAGGCTCTAACAACAGATTCACGCCATCTTGAAACGCCTGTACCTTGAGGGCCATCTTCACCACCACCGGCAGGACTTAACAACGGACCAAGGGTTTTCTTAATCCATTCGAACATGCCACCGACTTGGCGTTTAATTAACGTTTGAAGTGGACTATTGCGGTCTTTGAGCGGTTTACTATCATCAGCACCACTAGAGCCACTGTCTCGAACACCGAAATCAAGGAAGGTTGCAGCGTTCGAAATATGTCGTCCGGCGTATTGGTGATACTGACCATTACCACCGTAGTTATACTCTTCACCATCGTAAGTGTCGCCATGAACGGCAGTTACAAAGTCAACGTGGTTGCTTGAAATAGGTCCACCAGTGTAAACGGCTACTGTACCAGGTTTTGGTCTGCTTAAGTGTGGTACGCTCGCAGAAATCCACTGATTACCATTGCCGAGGTGGCTAAATAGACTAGGTTTAACACCAAGGTTAGCCAAACGGCTGGCAACAAAGGATACACACTCACGATAGAAATAGCCCCACGGGTCAGCACCAGCGTCTTTTGCCTTATCTTTGAAACGGTAGTCGTCACCTTTAGCACCCATTGCCACCGTGCCTTCATCCATAGAGGCACTGGCCATAGACCAAAGCTCTTTCCACCAGTTCTTAGCTTCTTCGACTGGTTTCTTGTAAAGAGCGTTACCAAGTGGGTTAAACATACCAGCTAACTTATCAGCATTAGGACTGAATTTTTTAGCCAATGATCCGACTGGGTCTTTAACGACATCGGTGACAAACTCAATCATTTTCATGAATTTATCGACACCGTTTTTCATGGTATCCCACACTGAGCCAGCCACGTTTGTAGCCGTATCCCAGATTTTAGACCAGAAACCAGTACCTTTCGCAAACGCTCCACGTTCGACACCCATGAGCATAGCTAGTTCGCTAGCGTTGATAACTTCCGAACCGGCTGGCAAGAGGTATTCAACGTTTCGACCTTGTGGCAAGAATGACTTACCGTTAGGCAAGATTACCATTTCTTGGTTGTTGGTTTCTGGGCTATCGTACCCATCGTTTAGAGTAGCTAATGTAGGTTTGGTGATTGGGTTTCGGTATGAGCTAAACATACCAGTACCACCGGCGAACTTAACTTTCGGGATTTTAGAGATAGCTTCTTTGCTACCGCCAAAATCAGAAATCAGTTTATTGATGCCGTCAATACCAGCGTTTGGCAAGGCAATGACAGCGTTGATACCGTCACCGGCAAGTTTTTTCATGCCGTCCCACATTTCGCCAAAGCCTTTTTTGACATTATCCCACGTATTCTTGAAGAAATTACCAATGTTGGTTAAGGCATCAGTGATTAGTTTGGTAATGTTAACACCAAATTTCTCTTGCGTTAACGCTCCAATCTCATCCCATTTCTTCGAAAGGAACTTCTTAGAGTTCTCCCAACCATCGAACCAATTCTTATTGATACCTTTGTGATGCTTGTCGATGTCTTTACCGAGGGCGGTCATGGCTTCCGTAGCATTACCCTTGATGTTCTCCCATGTTTTAGATGCGAATTTCTTGACGTTGTCCCACTTTTCGCCCCAATCTTTTTTAAGGCTAGTCATGTGTTTTGCAACGCCTTTAGCCATATTTTTGACATGGTCCACGGTGCTATCAACGAACTTCTTAAACTTCTTATTGTGCTTATAGATTAAAGCGAATGCCCCAGCAATAGGATTGGCAATGAATAAAAGGACTTGTTTCCAGTCCTTTTTGAAGAAATCAATAATCTTGCCAAAAACTTCCTTGACAACTTTGAAGATTTTATCAAAGGCTTTCTTAGCAGCACTGAACATGCCATCGACAAAAGCTTTGAATTTCTTGTTGTGTTTGTAAAGCAACACCAAGGCAGCGATAGCCGTAGTGACTGCTACCACGATTAAACCAATTGGGTTAGATGCCATTGCTAGATTCATTGCTTTTTGTGCCACTGTCATTCCGGCTGTAGCAGTTCGCCAAGCATGGATACCTCTAACAACGGCTGTAATGCCAAGGGCAATCTTAGAGCCTACAAAATAAGCAGCGAATAAAGAACCGACTGTTTTAATAGCTGTTTTATGTTTAGCAATACCACCCAAAGCCTTGGAAAGTGATGTAACTGGTCCTTTGGCTTTTTTACCGTTACCAGTCATGAGGTTGAACGCTCCAGCGACACCTTTAATCATGTCTACTGCGGTTTCCCAAATACCAGCACCAAAATCATTACCGATGCTCCACGTTGCCTTAAGGCTATCTTTGACTTCCTTAAAGAAAGCTACGATCTTAGGGGCGTTGTTAGCAATGGTTTTACTAACATTATCAACGACCTTGTTAAGACCGTCCATGAAGCCATTGAGCTTGTCAGTCCCACTTCCTAGATTAAAAACTTTAGAAAAGGCATCCATGATAGTGCCTAGACCTTTGGAAACATGCTCCCCTAAATCTTTAAACTTCGTTTCAGTGTTAGGGTCAGCAACCCAATTCCCAATTTGTTGCAAAAATGGGTTTTTCATTTTATCAATCGGGTCACGGAACGCTGCAACTACCGCTGGCATACGAGACTGAATTGTTCTTTCAAGTCCGCCGATTGTTGTTGAGAAATTGGCAGTAGCGTCCTTGTATTTATCTTGTAACTCAAACAAGGCTTTCTGTGCCATCTCAGCGGTAATCTTACCGTCTTTTTGGAGTTCCGCATATTTATCTGCGGTCATGTCTGCAATCCCAAGCTCTTGTGCCGCCACTTCTTTCAGTTGGTTCTTCATTTCTGGGAAGACATTGATGATAGACATCATGTCTTGCCCTTGAACCTTACCATTGGCAATCATTTGAGCCCATTGAGTAGCGAAATTCTCAACGGCTGCATCGGTCTGACCAAACGCATCTTGCAAGGTAAGAATGGCTTGTGTTTGTTGCTTGGTCAACTCGGTGTTGTGGGTAACGGCATAGAATTTCTGGTTCATACCGTCAACCATTTCGGTTGAGTTAGCCGCCGCTTGTGCCATTTGGTTGGTCATGTCGACCATCTTCTTACCTTCTTCAGCATTACCAGTAAGTGTTAGCCAAGTGGCGTTCATGGTTTGCTGGTATTTAACGTATTCGGCACTGGATTGGGCGATTTCGTCAAACTTACCCTTGATGGCTCCCAATGCGTTTTGGAAACCGTTGCTGATAAGATTAGCTGCAAACGTAGCTCCGAAGATACCTTTTAGGCGTGAGGTTTTTGTTTCAGTCTCACTGACTTCACTACCTAAACGTTTAAAGCTATCTTTCAAGCGTCCAATGAGTGAACTAGAACGTTGACTTTGCTCAATCTCATCATTCAACTTATCGGCAGCGTTTCTAGTGTGTGCTAGGCTTGTTGCTGTTTCATCTAGGCGTTGCTTTTGCTTGCGGTATTCATCGCTTGTTCTTCCGGACTGTTTTGCCACACGCTCAAGCATTTCTTTTTGGGTCTCGTACTGCTTATTTAAGTTAGTAATAGAGCCCTTGTATTGCTTGAGTTGCTCTTGCCTTGCTTCGTCCTCTTTGCCTTCGGCTTTTAAACGCTTGACATAAGTTTCAGACGCTTCGTTTTGGGCTTTGTATTCCTTTTGAAGTTCTGCCAAACCAGATTTTTGATAATCTAGGCTATTCTTAGCTTGCCTTTGTTGATTTTCCAACGACGCCAAACGAGTAGTCGCTTGGTCAATCTGTTGTTGGTACTTTAGGTACTGTTCAGCAGTTTCAGCGGTACTCCCTTTAAGTTGAGACTGTTCTTGTTTCAGTTTCTCAATCTTATGTTGTTGGTTTTGGATAGCATTGCCCAGACCATCGTACTTAGCTTGTGCTGCTCCCAAGTAATCACCAGCACTACGCATTTGGCTTTCTTGTGCCTTCCATGCGTTTGTAGAGCTATTGACTAACTGAGTTAACCGCTTAATCGAGTTAGCCGCTTGTAGCGTATCTAAGGCAATTTCCGTGGACATGGTAGCTTGTACTTTTGCCATGTATTATTTTTCCTCCTTTCCTTAAATATTTAGAGCAAAGATGTTGGGTCAACCATTCTATCTTCTTCCTCTTTGGCATTTAAGATTTTCATTAGCTCGTAATAATCAGTGTCGTAATACTGATCCAATGTCCACCCAAAACCTTGGATTGATTTCTTAGCAATGATTTTCAAATCTTCAATGCGATTCTCTAAATCAAAAATCTGTTCGCCTTTAGACTTTAGCCTTTTGGGTCAACTTCACCAGCGGCATTTTCGAGTTGCTCATCCGTCAATCCGTACATGTAACCTACCAATTTTTCAGAAATTTCTTGCGTGCGAACATTATCTAAATCAAGCAATTTGTCATAGGCTTCATCATCCAAGTTGAGAATAGCACGGATAAAGCTAAGCATTTCTTTTAGCACAGTATAGCTTGCTTGTGCTTGCTCTTGTGTGTCGCTATCTTCCATAGTGTCGCTGAGTTTGAGCACGGCAAGTTGGTACTCGTGCATACGCAACACATTACGGTTGCTTGTAGTCACTTTGAAGGCTTTTTTACTGATTTCTGGGATTTGAATAGTTTTGATTTCCATTTCTCTTTACTCCTTTTAACAAAAATAGAGGTCAGGCCACGAGCCCGACCCCTTGCGAATTATTTAGATTATTAGCCAGGTACTACGCCTGCTCCTGTAAGCGCATATCCACCAAACACATCTTTATACATGTTAGCTTTATCAAAAGTAGGTGCTCCAGAGAAGTATTTCTTGTAAGGCTCGCCGCCGAACGCAGTCGCTGACAAGGCGTTAAATGTCATGTTATCGTCTTGGCGAGTTTGGGCAGTATCAGTGTCTGTTGCAACGTTTTGAGTTGACTCTTGCATGATACCGTTAGCAAAACCAAAGAATACTGAGTGTTTGCGGTCAAGTGTTTCAGATTCAATCAAAACCGCTGTGTGTGGTTTTTCACCGTCCATAACGTAGCCACCCTTGCCGTCTGCTTTGAAACCAAGCATTTTTTGTTTAATTTCAAAGTCGAGGTTATTGAAGTCAAACGCTACTGTTGGTGAACCGGGTGCGATCATAACGTCTTGCACTGAGTTGTTCCCAGGGATTTTAGTCGCTTGACCTTCAAGGTTTGAGATGTTAGCGGTACGAGTACCGAGCATGCTTGAATCAACTTCAATCACACCGTCAGTTGAAAGGCCGTCAGCACCTTTAATGAGTTTTTGGGTTTTAGGGTCAACCAATGCAAGGCGGACCATTTTCAAACCTACAATTGCCATATAGTAATTACTCCTTTGTTAAATTAATTTATCGAAAGCAACAAAAAAGACCGCCGTAATCTGCAATGTATCGGGGTCTATACTATGTTCTCTCATATCTGTTATTGAGTAGTGTTCAGATTTCAGAAACTTCAATAGTTTCATTTCAAAGGCTTCGATATCAAAATCAATATCAGCCTTGTAGAAAATCTGGACTTCTACTCTATCTGTTTTACTGAAAAAGGTATTGTTTCCGCTTAAGTCAAGGGATGGATTGCTTTCAGTGAGCAAAACGATTGTCTTATCGGTATTTTCTTCGAGTTCTTTAGGCAAGTTGTTTGCGTAGATTTCGCTTATTTCACCAAATTCTTTGCCGTCAATCAGCTCTTTTAGTTTTACGGTTGCTAACACTTAATCACTTTCCTCCTTTCTTGCGAATGAGTTTTTCATACTCCTCTTTTTCTGCTAATAGCACCTTTTTCTGTACAGTGCTATCGTTTTGGACATTGGTAACGAAATGATCAGCACGGTATTTCTTCGTACCGTCATTTAATCGTCTGGCATTTTGTGCGTGGTAATTATTCTTCCAGCCTACGGTTGCCACACCGTTCTTTCTGCCGTCCGCATTAGTGGACTGGACAGATAAACCGTCAGCCATGTGTCCATACTTCAAATCTTTTTTGTTTGAGTAGTGTTTCTCTCGAGTGACTTCTTCCAACTCTTTTTGAAACACCTTTGCGCCAGCGGTTGTTATTTTGGCTTGTTCCGCTGGTGTTAAATCACCAATGCTAGCTACTGTTTCAAGCCAGCCCTCTAGTGCTTTGTCAAGCCCTACCATAAGCTATCACCCAACTTTCTTATGCTTTCTAAGCGTCAAAAAGTCGTAGCGGTTAAGCCCAAAGTTTTCGTTTGGACTGACACGCACAATATCGTACTGAGTGCCATTTAGGACGGCAACTTGACCTTCAATAACTTTAGCGTTATGACGAATAACAATCACTCGTGTATCACTTTCACCATTTTGTTGGGCCAAATACTCTTGATTGAGTGTGCGAGTGTGGGGTTTATAGTGCAATGTAAACTGTTTCACGAATTTTGGCACGCTCACACCCGTAAACTTGTTAGGGGTGCTTTGGTACATACCAAAATCAGCCTTGAAACGAAAGTCTGAGGGTAAATATCTAACTTTAGGCATTAGTCACCTCTTTCTTCGCTGTACGTTGCGTATAAGCCCCTTAATTGCCCGATTATGCTATTTAAAGTGAGATTGACAGGATAAGTCACCGTGTCCGTCAAAGCCACTCTATAGGTGAAATATGAGCTTGTGAGAGCTATTACAGCCGTGTCATATAGAGATTCTACGCTCTCAAGGTCGTAGAATTTCTTATCGCTACCGACTGCGTTGATAATGTACTGTTGAGCCGATTCAATGTAAGCTGGAATGAGTGCAGTGTCGTCTGTCTCATCCAGATTGAGGGTCTGCATGATGGTTTCCTTAGATACACTCATTGCTTACCTCCTAAATTAAGCTCCGGCAGTAAGATTAGCTTTTTGGTCAGCGATAGCTTTGAATGACGCTGGCACAAACGCTTCTTCATCGGTTTTAACAACGTCGAAGCGGTCAATAACACGTACTTTAGTCGTATCAGTTTCGAACGCTCCACCGCCGATGTTAGTTGAAAGTAGTGACAAGTGTTGACGGTCAAAGAGTGTTACCGCTTGTTTCAAGTCACCAAAGTACAATGGCATAGCTCCAGTAGTAGCATTAGCAAGCCAACGGTCAGAAACTTCTTTAACTGCGAAACCGTCGATTGAGTAGCCAGTAGGTGATTTAACATCACGTTCCATGAGGTAGTCACCCATTGCATTCTTAACTTTCTTAAGAGCAGTGAAGCCTGAAGTGTTAGTCAAGAAGAATGACGTTTGTTTGATAGCTGGGTCAACTTTAGCTTCAAGGTCAATAATGTCATCCCATTTAGCCAATGTTGGTTTAGTTGGAAGTGTAGCAATCACATCCAAGATAGCTTTGTTTCGTGTTACTACGACTTTTTTCGCAATCCAACCAGACAACCATGCAAGGATGTTTTCAGCAGAATCAGCAAGCAAGCTGTTAGTTACTGTAGAAATACCAGCATAGCGTTTGATAGTGTAGCGGATAAGAGACAATTTAGGGTCATCATTAGCACCAATTTGTCCAGCTTCATCATCGATTTTAGAAAGGCCAGTGATTTCAGCCCATTTTTCGTAGACACGAGAACCAGTAAGAGTAGTTACGTTTTCAACGTTTACATACTCTTGCAATGAATCGTATTGACGAACCAATGTATTGATAGCTGTACGGATATCTTGTGGGATAGTCAAGCCAGCGTCAGAACCGGATGCGTCTGTTTTAGAATCAAGCAAGTTTTGGTAACGACCACGGACGAGGTTTTTGAAGTCTTTAACAAAGGCGTCTTTTACTTCTTCTTCATTCTTAGTCAATGGTTGTTTTTCTTCTTCAGTCATGTTTGCCACTTCGCTAGCACGAGCTTCAGTGTATTGTTCTTTGAACATGTCACGTTTCATTTTGGCAGTGTCACGCTCGTTTTTAATAGCTTGCAATTCTTCAGCGGTAACTGAATCATCAAGCATAGCTACGTTAAGTTTTTCATTCAAGTTTTCGACCTTGTCGCCTTGAGCAACCCAAAGGTCATGCAATTCGTTTGATGTTTTCATCAATCATCTTCCTTTCATTTTTCAAGTAAAATTGCCAATTTCTGCTCACGCAAAGAATTGGTTTTAGGTGTAGCAATCATATTCTTAAATTTAGTGATTGCTGATTTGCTTGGTAGTTGATGTACGGCATTAGTAACCACGATTTCTTCTTCATCATTGTCGGAGAACATAATTTCGTCCGCAAAGCCTTTATCGACAGCAGTTTTAGCATTAAGCCATGTCTCTTTAGCCATGAGATCTAACAATTCTGGTTGTTTAAGTCCGGTTTTCATCTCATAAGCTAATGCAATAGATTCGTCAATACTATTCAATACTGCTGATTGATGCTCTAGGTCATCGCTGTTACCAACGATACCAGTTGAAGCTTTATGAATCATAATATGTGCCGTTGGACTGATACGCACAGTATCACCAGCCATTGAAATGACGCTGGCAGCACTAGCAGCCAAACCTTGCACATTAACCACGATACGCTTGCCGCTTGCTTTTAGCATTGTGTAAATTTCACTAGCTGCGAACACATCGCCACCGTTTGACGCTATATTAAGCGTGATTTCTTCATCTTCATCGTTAGCAATAGCGTCTTGCACCAGTTTAGGATAGGTGCTAGACATACCGAAGTATTCATAGAACGCTCCAGCATCGTCGCTAACAATATCGCCTTTAATGTCAATCTTGCCCATTTATCTCACCTCCTTTCAATGTCGTGTGGTTAGGATTTTCACCTTTTGGCAACTCTTTAGGTAGAATTTCGGCTTGTTGCAAAATATACAAACCTTGATTCTGTGCGAGTGTGCCACTTTTAACCATGCTATTAATACGACTGATATAGTTGGCACCAGTCGGGTCAACCGCTGGGAAAATATCTGCGTCCACATCGCATGAAAGTTTTTGAGATAACTCACTAAGGAATGGTCTCAAATAGCGTGCTACCGCTTTAGAGTAAACGTTTGAGCTCATTTCTAGTGAAGACTGTTGGTCACCTTGTCCTCCGACAACGTTCTCTGGGATACCGTAGACTTTTGCAAATTGTCCGGTCGTCCAGTCCGCTTGCTTAAGTAGTTGGGCCACGTTGGACTTGATTTCTAGAGGTGTAAAGTCCTCTAAATCATCCAATACCAACGGACCGCCTTGCATTTGCTTCATTGCTTGTCGTGAACGTGAGACCTTGGTTTTGAAATCGAGCAACCCACCGCCCTTGATTTTCAAAATACCATTAGCGTTTAGGGCATTTTTAAGGGAATTAAGCGTTAGCTTATCACTAGCTTTTTGAATATCTAATTCTCTACCAAGAGCCATCAATGGACTTACGCTTGTCAAACCACCATCCACTGATAGCAATCTAAAGTGTAAGATGTCGCTTTGTGGAACGTGTTGTTTAGGCGGAATGCGTGGGTCATCAAACGTGATGTTGTAATAAAGCCCATTCTGATTATCCAATCGGTTGAATGAGACTTGAGACGGTCTTAAGTACTCCCACTTCATATCACGCCCGTTATCATTACGCCATCGATATGCGAAAGCTTCACCGCCTAGCAGCATTTGAGCAAAGATAGACTGATAAAAATTAAAGCGGTTAGCGTTGTTTGATGGGTTATCCACGATACCTTGTAACTGTTTTCGGCTAGTCGTTAGCTTGGCAGTCGCAAGGTCATTAGATAGCTGACTGATAATAGAGAATAGGTCCGAGTTTTTAAGAGCAGTTTCGGCTGAAACCCACTCACTACCATTCAAGGTAGCTAAAAACTCTGGATCAGTAATATCAAAAAAGCCCCCTTGATTACTCGGTGGGCTCTCTGTTGCTAAATTAAATATCGGCAATCATTATCACCTCCTTTCTAGCCTTTTTTAGCGGCTAGTTCACTCACTAGCCCAGCTAGTACGAACGTGATTGTCATACTAACACCAAACCACACATAGCCAATGTGATAAGTGGTGACATTAAGCGAAATTGCAGCTAAAATGAACATCAAAATGTCAAAAATAGCCCAAATTGCCTTAAAAAACTTCAAAATCATGTATTAATACTCCTCTAATAGCCCACTATCCGGGTTTTGCAACCAGTTTAAAACGGCCTCTTGACTCATGTGTTCTACCTTCCACGTTGGATTGTTAGTGATGGCGTAATCTTCAAAAGCGTACATGCCATCATAGAATGCATCGATAAGGGCATCTACCACGTCAATTTTGTAAGTGGATTTCATCTTGTCTACTTGAATACCAATATTGTCTTCCTTGATTACTGCATTAATCAACGATTTACGCATGATTTCATCATCCAAACGTGTGATATTACCTTCGATGAATAGTGTTTGAAGAAATTTCGTTGGGTCTTTCAGCTCGCTTGTACGTTGCCTAATAGGCATCATAGGAAAACTAGTGTTAGATTCCAAGGCTTTGATAAGCTTTGAAACCCCCATAGCGTCATAGCCGAAAAATACCACATCAAGCTGATTATCTTCGACATACTCACAAAACCATCGATAGACTTCCTCTGGGTTAATAAGCCCTTGTGGATGGCTCGTAATCGTGCAGTAGCCCTTTGTTTCTAAGTCACGGTAATTCACGCCGTCTTGTTCCATTTTGGCTTCTAATGAGCCAGCTTGTTGCCACGGAATGAAACTGTGTTGTTCGATGTGCCATTTCTGACTGCCATCTTCATCAACATACGGATAAACGAAACCAATCGCCGTGTTATCGCTGAACATTGACGCATCCAGGCCGACATACACACGCTTGCCTTTGATGTCAAATTCATCAATAACTGCATTTTCAATATCACTTAAATCAAGGAAACTATTGCTATCAGCCAATAGCCAGCAATTCATGTTTTTAACTTGGAAATCGGCAAGGTTGCCACTTAATAAATCACTATCCCTTTTATCCATCAACCCTTTCATAAGGTTGTCACGTTCTTGTTCTAAGTCTAAAAGTGGATTGCTTTTCCCCCATGTTTCTGGTTGGAAGACCTCGTCCAAACTATCTTGAGACCACACTAAGCAAAGGTATGTATCAGCGTCCCTATTATCGTCGTCTTCCATAGCTTGCTGCATAATCCTTTGGTCTTCCCTAAACGGAACAGACGGATTTGGGTAAGCCGTAGAAATTTGGACAAACTGTCTATTCGGGACTTTTACTTGACCAGAAACAATCTTAGAAACTGCATCCCTTGTTTCAATTTCTCCGATTTCATCAAAAATAGCGGTTGTTCATTCAAGTAAAATGAAAACTATCATATTGACCACTCTCAGCAGAAATAGCCCTTAAAACGTTGTTGTTAGCTTTCATAATAACTTGGTCGCTATGCAGACCTAACTCAGTTTCATTTGCTAAACTCTTAAAGGGCTCGTTTTGGATTATCTGCTTCATCATGGATTTGATGTAACCAAGCAACTTGTTTGTTTGTTTGAAGTTGATAGAGGTCACAAGGTAATCTTGGTTTGACAAACCCAAACTTTCAATAAAGTATGAATAAGCCGTCAGGATAGCCATCAGATACGTTTTACCTTGACCACGACCAACCGAAACAATGGCACGGCTGAAACGTTTACCACCGTTAGCGTTTCTCCATCCGAAAAGCATGCATAGGATGAATTTCTGCCACGGCATCAACTGTGTAGGCTCACCAGTATCAACGTTTGGACATATCCTAGCAAAACGCAGTAGTTTGTCCGCTTCAGTCGTTTCATAGGTATATGGAAAGTCGTCGTTACCTTGTCTTTGTAGGTCTCGTAAGTGTCTGAAACACGCCAATTTAATCATGTATCCAGTCACTATTCGACCTTCTAAGGCATCAAAGCAATATTTTGTGCCATCGTCTTGATATTTTTTAGCGATGTCGGTGAAATCAAATTCCTTATACGCTGCATCTATATCATGAGTTTTTATCAGATTCGTTTTCATTACTATTAACCACCCCCTTTCAATAAAAAGATGTCTTTATAATAGACATCTTCTTTAATTCCCTAAAAATTCTTTCATCATATCCCCTAGAGACTTATTATCCGCTTGGCTTCCGGCTATTTCAGCCAATTCTGCCCGTCCTTTTGGTGTCAACCCTAGCTGAATGCCTATCTTATTAAGTGTTTCAGTGGCATCTTTCATTGTGGCAACAGCTGGATTTTTCTTAAATCCCATTGATTGCTCGCCTAGAATCTCGCCACTACCCTGTGCTTGGATGACTTTTTTAATCTCGGTTTGGATACCGTTTTCTTTCACGTCCTCATAGGCTTTTTTGTAAATCTCGTAGTTAGTACAGTAGGTTTCCACAAGAAACGTGTCAATGCGTTCGACCTTTTCTGTTGCTTCTAAAAACGGAATGATTTTACGCCATGTCTCTCTAGCCACCGTCCCTAAGTAGTTCGGAGGGTCCGTGGGTAGATGCCCCGAATTTTGTTTAAAGTATGGATTCTTGACCACATCGCACCCTCCTTTCTATTTTCGATTATGACACCGCTTAAAAACCCTCAAAATTGGCGTGCGGTGTAAGAAAACACCTTGTGGTGGCTCTCCTTGGCACGAGAAGGGGGCGGGGGTCAATTTTAAATTGTCTCTAGGGTATTTATACCACCCTTATTCTAAAATCGTGCTATGGGCTTATTAGAGGGGTTTAACGACGTCCTCTTTTTTCCGGGCAATTAAACCCGCCCACGCTGCCACGGAAAGTCGTAGCTCCGTGTTCTGTTTCGTTCTATTTTGGCCAGTGCCATAGATTTCTTGTTCTAGCGTTCGTTTGGTGTTATCGCAGCTCCTACACGTTGCTACCACGTTTGAAACTTCCGTCCTAAGTTCTGGAGCTATTTCGACGGGTGTAACGTGGTCGCCTATGCGTGCGTCTGGTGTGGTCACACCCAATGCAAGACAGTACTGACATAGATAGTTGTCACGTTCTAAAGCTATCTTACGAATAGAACTCCAAGTCTTCGAACGATAGAACGCATACCGTTCCTTACTCTCATCGTCTCTGTTCCTCACTCGTGTGTTGTATCTTGTCCGTGAGTATCTCTGCCTTTCCTCAGTGTATGCTGCTTCCATACTGTGATGTGTACTACAGTAATGTAATGGCCTCTCTGTTAGAGCATGGCATCCCTCTGCCCTGCATCGTCTGACCATCGGCATAGATATACCTCCTCTCAGATAAACTAAAAGAGAACACCACTGTGTCCTCTTGATTCGATAATACTATACTACCATGACTAGAGTATGGTGCACTATAGATTGGTATAGACCGATACAGATTAGTCCAAATACTTCTCAGCTTGTCTTAGCTTCACATAGTATGTAGCCTTACTAAAGCCCATACGGTCGCATATCTGCCAGATATCTAGCTGGTCTATGTATACCATTTGTAGCAGGGAGCGTGCATCTATATCCCCCACCTCTGCTATTTGCCGGCGAAAGTCTAGCTTTTGCTTAATAGCCTCGGCTGTGAAACGTTCCACTTCCTCCCTAGCCGTCATAAGTTCTACATAGATATCATCCTTGCCCTTACGTTTACCACCTTGCACCATGTCTGTTTGCATAGCACCAGCCGTCACTTTGAGGGCTTGTGATTCTAAGCGTTTAATCTGCTCTATCTGACTGTCAATGTACCTGTCTAATGCCTTTATTTGTTGCAGCCGTTCAACCGTTCTCATAAATACGTTTCCTTTATGGTATAATAATATTAGCGTTTGGATAGACCTGGGCATTAGTCTGGGTCTTTTTTTGTATTAATTTATATCCGCATAGATAAACAAGAATAAAGAGCGGAGAAATATACCACCTCCCATGTGTTAGATTTAGTCTTGCCACCAGCAATGCAAAAGCTAGGGTGAAAAGAAATCAAAAAGGATTCCTCTTTTCCGTATATAGATTGACTGGATTTTTGGTGTCAAGGTCTGTCAGCTCGACGGGTGTTGAAAAAGTGTTCAAGCCACTAAAGTTAGTGTATTTGACAGACAATAGCTAGTGAGGGAATCGAGCCCTCTTAAACCGTTCTAGCTACACGCCTAATGCGTAGGCTGTATATAAGGCTTTTCTAACCGTGGTCTTATTACGACCTAACTCGCCTTTATTACGGTATTCAAGCATGATTCGGTCAGCATCGGCATCTAGTCTCTCAGACCATTCGTAATGATTAAATACATACTTAGCTATCTCGCTGAATAAGTCTCGTGACAGTAGCCCTTCCATTTGGATTGCCTTCAACGGAGTTAGGGCAGCTCTTTCCGCATAGCACACATTGAAGGCGTTTTGGGTTCTGTTAGCATTTTTCTGGTCGCACCCTTTAACCTCTCTAATATAGTTATTTAGGTTGTTAGGGTATTCCTTGCGTAGTTCTTCCACTTCCTTACGAAACCGTTTAAACAGCCCCTCTGGCAGTCCTGCGTTGGTTTTATTCAACACTGGGCGCGTGGTTTTACCTCTTGTGTAATTAGTAGACAGATAATCTTGAAGGTCGTCGAAAAGCTCGTCTGAAATGATACCTTCTAGCCTGTCGACAGTTTGAGGTGAGATCCTCGCACGCTCAACGACTGCACTGTTGAGTGCTTGCAAAATGATAATCGCTTGTTTCTCACTGCACTGTCTCACTTTTTGGAAATACTGCTTATAGTCTCTCGGATGTGCCTCTTTAAGTACTGCATGCTCACTGACCAACCGCTGATGTAGCTCTGGTGTCAGTCCTGAATATTTGTAGGTTTTGCTCATGAGCTCACCTCTGCCAATTCTGGATGTTCCCATACATTGCCAATGATTTTAAACGGATAAGAATCACCTTCAAACAATTCACCCAGAGATGCCTTATCGTTGTATTTTTTTGATTCAAACACAAACAAAGCATGTTTGCTGTCCCAAGAAACCTCTACTTTTACATTTTCTTCATCAGTTTCAATGCTAAGAATATCCCCTTCAAAGATTTCTTTACCATTCTTATCAGTGAGACCTGTGGATTGCGTTAAAACACAATCATTACTCTTGCACATCCAAGTGATAGCGTCTCCGATAAAATCAAACTCACCCTTATAGAAATGTATCTCTTCCACATCTATCATTTCTTTATCTTCTTTAAGCCACGCTCGATATCTTGGTATCATTGTCCTCTCTCCTTCAAATAGCTAGGGATATCATCCCCAACATTCACGCTGTCATACTGTTCCTTGCTCACTAAGAATTTCCCGTAAGCCCCGCAATCAATAGTGTAGAGATCGTTAATTTTCTCTTTCCCGGTCACCTTGCCGTGCATTTCAGAACCAGCATTATCCGCACGATGGATAGTTACTGTCTCAACCCTACGTGGCACTGTCAGAACGTAGTAGACTGACAGCATGTTGATAGCTAGACTGATGACTAAGATAGCGCTTGAAATAGTCAAGCTATCCGTGTACCACTTTTTAGAGGTCTTCTTCTTTGACGAAAGTTCCATTAATCATCTTCCCTTTCCAGACAGCGTGCGCAAAGCGTAAAACACAGCTATTACCATCAATACGAATTTAATCGTTTCCATCGTCCACCTCCTCGATTTCAAACATCGGATTGTCAAACACTTCACCAAACCCTGCTTTTTCTAACTCTTTGCGGGTGAATTTAATTATGTAAGATCGGAAGAGCACACGTC